GGTGTGACTGCGAATGGGTGTCGGCTGGTCGCCGCGGGCTTTGGTGGTGGCGACGCGGATGGTGCGGTCGCACACGGGGCAGACGGCGTGGTCGGGTGGGATGTCCCGCACGGCTCAGCCCCCCGGGATGGGGTCGGTGGGTTCGCCGGGGAGTACGCGGGCGGCGCGTTCGGCGTGCGGCAGGAACCTGCTGCCCAGCTCGAGCAGCCAGGCGGGCAGGTCGTCGTCCTCGAACCCGATCGACCAGGATTCGTATGCATCGAACTTCGACGGCTCGCCCGTCTCGGTGGCGTAGCTCCCTTCGACGTGCACGGAGCCGAGCGCCCATTCGGGCCGGTGTCGGTAGTGGTGCCAGTTCGACGCACCGAGGGTGGGGTACTCGTGGTCGGGGTCGGCGGCCGCGCACCGCCCGTAGGTGAACATGATCCGATCGACGTGGATGGGACCTTGGCTGGCGTCGACGAGTGGCGCGGTGACGTCTTCGAGGATGACCTCGTGTTCGTCGGAGGTCACGGCAATGTCGTAGGTGGGGTCGGGCATGGGGGTCAGTCCTTCGGGGTGGGGTTCGACTCGTGGGTCATCGCTGGCCTGCCGGCAGCGCGGCGATGTCGATGATCGGGTAGGGGTGCAACCGGCCCAGCGTGACGCCCTTGTGCCGGGAGCACACGTGGGCGACGTACGTGCCGCCGGGGCGGTACACGATGCGCCACCGAGGCGGCTCGTTGCACAGCGGCACGCAGCCCGTGGCCGACCCGGAGTCGTGGTCGCACACCAGGGGCGGAGCGGCGGCCAGTCGAGCGGCGGACTCGGCCTCTTCGCGGGCGTGACGCTCTACGAGCGCGAGGTGGCCATTCCAGGCGGCGGCCAGTGCGTTCGCGGGGTCGGCGGCGCGGGTGTCGTAGTAGGCGGCACCGGTGCCGTGTGCGGCGCAGTGCACGGCGGTCCAGTAGGTGTCGGGGGTGGTGCCGGTGGTGCCGGTGGTGCCGGTGATGGCGCAGGGGATCGCAGGCATTGGGGCCAGTCCTTCGGGGTTGCCAGCGGTGTGCACACAGTGTGGCATACTCCCGGACATCGCGCAACACGGTGTTGCAGTGCAGGCGGAAACGTGCCACACTGTGTGCAGCACCTACTGGCGACCGGGAGAGCATCATGAGACCGCTGACCCGCCACACACCTTGTGCCACACTGTGTCCACACGATGTGGAGGGAGGCCCCGATGCTGGACAAGGCGGTAGCCGAACTGCAGGCCGAACTGCAGGCAGTGGCAGCCAAGCGCCGGGCGATCGAGGCCGCGCTGAAAGACGTACGGGACGAACTGCACGGCGCCATCAAGGCGATGTTCGCTGTGGACCCCGACTACCCCGTCTCGCAGATGGCCGACATCACCGGCTACGCCGCCGAGCATGTGCGGCGGGTACGGGACGGGCGGGAACCGTCCCGGCCATCCCCGGTCCGTCAGCGGCGGGTCACCCGCCAGGATGGCGATGCCCCCGCCCCCAGTCCGTGAGGCGGGGGCATCCAACCCCGAACCGGCACCCCCACCAAGGAGGACCAGTGCGCACCAGGCTACCCGACACCCCCGTCCCGCCCGATGAGCTGACCCCCGCTCGGATCGCGGATGCGTTGGACACCGCCGCGGACCTGGTCGAGGAGGTTGGGCTGTACCACCGGGGCTGGTGGGACCCCACCTCTCCCGACTCAGGGGCCGCCGGCGAGTGGAAGCCGGGTGGAAGCTGCTGCGCCGGGGGTGCCCTGTTCCTGGCACTCGGGGTGAGGGGGTCCCCACCACTCTGCCCCCGGCAGCGTGCGTGGGTCTGCTCAAAGACGCTCAGCGCTGTCAACGCTCAGCTCGGGCACGCCGATCCCCTGGAGCTGTTCGCCAGGTCGGACACAGCCGCAAGGGAGGGCGCACCCGAGCGGGTCATCGACACCTTCCGCGCTACGGCCGCGCAGATCCACCAACAGGGCGCGACGTCATGACGAGGAGAGAGAGGGGCCCCGGCGTGTCTGAGATGTACGCGGGGACACTCACCGACCAGCAGATCGCAGATACAGTCGCGCTCCGCGACGACTGGATGCGCACCGCGCTGTCCACGGAACGGTGCGACCGGGCCGGGGCCGAGCAGGCTGTCTTCGCCGCCTATGAGACCGCTGGGTTGCCTCGGCCGCCGGTCGTCGTCTGGATGGACTCCCCCCCCGGGGGCCTCCTGGCGTCCGCTGTGCTGCGCCACCACGTCCTGCCCGCGAATCGGGCCCAGCTCCGGGACCAGATCCGGGACCAGCTCGGGGACCAGCTCCGGGTCCAGCTCGGGGACCAGATCCGGGACCAACTCCGGGACCAGCTCCGGGTCCAGCTCGGGGGCCAGCTCGGGGACCAGCTCCGGGTCCAGCTCGGGGTCCAGCTCTGGGACCAGCTCTGGGACCAGCTCGGGGGTCAGCTCGGGGTCCAGCTCTGGGACCAGCTCTGGGACCAGCTCGGGGGTCAGCTCTGGGACCAGCTCGGGGACCAGCTCTGGGACCAGCTCTGGGACCAGCTCGGGGACCAGCTCTGGGACCAGCTCGGGGACCAGCTCGGGCCCCAGCTAACGGGCCAGATTGGCCCGTGGCGGGACGCCTACTGGGCTGTGTTCTACACACGCGCCATGGACATCGCCGGGCTGGGCCGCCCGCCCCGGCTGGACAGCATGGCCGCAGCGGTGAAGGCCGTCGACTGTTGGTGGCCGTTGCGCGGCGCGGTGGTCCTCACCGACCGGCCCACCGTGCTGTGCCGCGACGGGCAGGGCCGCCTGCACCGTGACGGGGGCCCAGCGCTGACCTACGCCGACGGCTACCACGGTCACTGGTGGCACGGTGTCGCCGTCCCAGCGGACCTGGTCGAGGGCGACGGCTGGGCTCTCGACCAGGTCCTGCGGGAGCGGAACGCGGAAGTTCGCCGGTGCGCGATCGAGCGCCGCGGCTGGGACCGGTTCGTCGCCGAAGCGTCCCTGGTCCAGGTCGGCGGGGCCACACCTGATCCGGGGAACCCGGGCCGGGTGCTGCGCCTCTACGACCTGCCGGCCGCCCTGGTCGACCTGTACGACGAGCCCGCGCGCATCCTGATCTGCGATAACGCGTCGTTGGACCGGGACGGCACCCGACGTAGTTTCGGGTTGCCCGTCCCCGCCGACGTGCCCGACCCGATTTCGGCGGCGGCGGCCACGTTCGGTGTGTCGGCGGCGGAGTACGCCACCCTGGCCCGTGCGACCTGACCCCCCAATGAAGGAGAACTGATCATGCCTATGCTCGGTGATGTCCTGGCCCGCGCCGGGATCGACCCTCTGACCGTCCTCGACGCACAAATCGACGTCCCCATCCTCGCCGGCCCGCAGCGGCAGGGCGACGTCCTCGTCCTGCCCCGCCCCAACCGTGCACCGGCGACAACCCCCGTCCCCGTGGCTGGGGCGGTGGCGGTCGCGGCGGAAACGTCGACGGCGAACCGACACGAGATCCACTCGTGGTTCGGTGGCTGCTTCTTCGACACGGAGCCGTCCGGTGGGGACACCGGGTTGACGTTGGGGACGCTCACCGTCCCGGCGGGTGCGTCGGCCTATCTGGTTCACACCGATGAGCATGGCGCCAACGGCATCGGGCCGGGCACCTACGAGCTGCGACGGCAGCGGGAGTTCGCCGGGGAGTGGCGACGGATCGCGGACTGACGAGGAGAGGGAAACCCGGCATGCCTGAGATATGGCCCTCCGTTCTCCTGTCCGCGGTGGCGATCGCGATGAGCGTCGCCGCAGCCATCCTCACTGTGCTCACCGTGCGGCGCGACAACGCCAGCCTGCGAGAGGAACAAGCCCGACGCGAGGTCCGGCGGCGACACGCGGAGAGGTGCCCGCTGTGACACCGGGCCGGCACCGTCGCCCAGTGGCTGTGACCCTGCGGGCCGGTTACGCCCGGGCGCTGGTCGCGGCCGGTGCGGGGGCGGTCCTCGCCGCTGTGGCTGTGGTGGCAACCCGGGACGTGCCTGCTGAGGTCCCCGCGGTGGTGCAGTCGCCCACGGCGGCGGCGACCTCGTCGGCTCTGCCGTCTACGTCCCGGCCGAAGCCGCAGGCCGGGCCGCCACCACCCGGACCCCCACCTCCGCCGGTTGTGACACCACCACCGCCGGTGAAGCGGGTGGAGGTCCCCCGCCGGTCGGACTGGGATGATGATGACGACCGTCGGGACCGGGACGACGACTAGCGCCGTGTACTCGATGCTTGACCAGAAGCCACCCCCGTCAAGATCCACAGGCTCTGACCTGGGTGAACGTGCGGAGCTGCTATTTGACTGGAAACTCACTGCCAAGTCGACCGCAGCGACACCCCCACACCGACACCCCGAGAGGCGCAAGCCTATGTGCGTCATGATCGTCACCTGGTCTGCCCTCGCGTTGAGCCTGGTGGCCCTCGCGTCCAACGTGATCGCCGTCCGCCACAACCTGGCGGTGCGGAAGCAGATGCACCGGATCATCGAAGAGGTCGACGAGCTACTGGGGCACGGGCAGGGCGACCGGCCACGTCAACCGTAGGTCGGGCACAGCAAAAGGCCCCCTCCTCGCTCGTCGCCCGGAAGCGATGAGGAGGAGGGGGCCATCGTTTGCCCTGAACCGGTCAGCCCGTCGGGGAATCACCTAGCAGTACCCCGACCGCCCACATGGCGGCCACCGTGCACACCGCAGCGACCAGCCCGAGCAGCGCGGCACTCACACCCAGGATGCGGTAGGTCCAATCCCGGGCTGGTGGCCGCGGGTAGGGCGTGGGTCGCTCAGTCATCGATAGCGGGGGGTGCGGCGTAGACCCGGTCCCGGACCAGGAGCGACACGACCATCCCGAGCGGGACCATCAGCGTCGCCTGCTGCTCGGCGGTGGCGTGCAGCCCGAACGCGACCCCGAGCGCGATGAGCGCCTGGAGCGCCGCGGTGATCGCCGGCACCTGCTTCTCGGAGCGGACCAGGAACGCGGTCAAACCACCCGCGACGGCGACCGCGGCAGCGTTCACCGCGCCCTGGATGTCGGGGTTGGCGTCGAGCACGAAAGCGGACACAGCCTGCACGGTGGGAGCGAGCAGTCCAATCCACAGGAACGCCGGTTCACGCTTCAAGCTGAAGTTCTTCACGGTCGAACCTCCAGGTTCGGGGTGGTCGGCGAGCCGGAGCCGGTGGTGTCCACTCACGGCCGGGGGGCCAGGGACTCGACGAGTTCGGTGAGCGCATCGACCTTCGCGAACAGCTCGGTGAGCCCAGCGCGGGCGGCTCGGGCCTCGTCGCGGGCGTGCGCGGCGTGCGCGGTCGCCCACGCCAACGCCGTCGCCGGGTCCGGCAGCGGGTCGAGCCCGTCGCGGTAGTAGTCGGGGATGGGCGGGGCACCCTGGGCTTTCGTCCAGCTCAAGTTGTCCTCCTGCGGTTTCGACGTCCCCGCTCGGGGGATACGGACCAGCGGGCCGGCGAGCAGTGTCGTGACCCGCGCCCGGAACGGAGCCATGTCGATCCCCACCGGGTCGGGTTTGCGACCCTTCGGCAGCGCAACCTCCCGGTGCGCCGCGCACCGGGTCGGGGGCCGGCGCATGTAGTGCAGCAGCGCCGCGACCAGTCGCGGGTAGCAGTCCCGCTGCTCGGCGGTCCAGACACCGTCACCGGCGCTTTCGGCTTCGACCCCGAGGAACCGGCTGTTGAGCCCCGACATCCCGTCCCATGCGGACGGTCCGGCGTGCCATGCCGCGCCCGCCGCGATCACGTAGATCGTCCCGGAGCGGCCGAGCCCAAGCTGGGACAGGGGCCCGGCGAGGTCGGCGCGGCCGTCTCGGACCACCCGCAGTGACGGCATCTCCCCGGTCTTGGGGCCACCGGTGTGGTGGCACACAACCCCCTCGACGGCGGCGAGGCCGCCGTGTCCGCGGGTGCGCCACCCGGCGACCTCCGCGACGGGGTAGCCGGTGAGCCGGGCGGCGTCGACCAGCCAGGGGACGTAGACGCCGGCCATCAGGCGCCGGGCCGGGGATCGACACGGTCTGCGTCCCAGCCGTGGCGTTCGTAGTCCTCGACCAACGCGATCCGGGGGGTGGGGTCGGGGGTGGCTTCGTGGCGGCGGGAGGCCAGACCTGGGATTTCGTCGTCGGTGACGATGTCAGCGTCGGTCATGTCCCGGTAGGCCCGGGACTGTGCGTCGAGTTCGACCATGCTTACGTCCCTCAGGTGCATGTACTGCTCGACAAGCTGGTCGTAGAGGGGGAGCGGGTCGGCGGTGGCGTTGTCGCGCATCGCGGCGAGTTCGGCCTCGACCCGGTCGTGCGCGGCGGCCATCCCCGACGCGAGGTCATCCAGCCGCCGGTCGGTTGCCTCCACCTGGTCTGGGGGCGGGTCCCATCGGAAACCGCTGGGTTCCCGGGGGTCGGCGTACCAGGGCATGGCGACGGCACCTCCAAGCAACGGGGGGCGTGACGGGGGTGCGGGGTGGGACTTGGTGGGCGGGGGCCGGTGTGGAGACCAGCCCCCGCCGCTGCTCTTCTCGCCAAAGAGCGACCGCATCCTACGTGGTGGCCGCCGCCCCGCGGCACAACAGCTCGATGGGAAGGGGAGCCGGGCGCGCGGGGCGGCGACCTGCGACCCAGCCGCGGGAGAGTTGATCGGCTGGGTCGCGGTCTCACCCGTCGGTGATGCTGCCACCACCAGCGGGTGAGCGCCAGTCACCCAGCGTCAGACCGGCTGGTCGGGGTTGGCGGGGACCTCGGGGTCAGGCACCGGGTTTGCAGGGTCCGCGCCCAGGGCCTCCAGCCGGGCGATGGCCGGGTCGAGCTGCGCCAGGGCCTCGTCAACAGCCTGCTGCTTCGCGGCGTCCACATCGGCCAGGGCCGCCGCGAGCCGGTCCCGCACGGACTGCAGATCTGACGCGATCTCGTTGGTTGCGGCGTCAAGCCGGGTCACGATCTCCGAAACAGATGCCATGATCAGTGCCTCCAGTCTGCTGATGCGACGCATCAGCTCTCGCTCGAACGTGTCGTGGCGCCGCCCCCACGGTTCAGGCAGCCACCCCCACAGTGACCGGACGCTGCCGGCCTGCTGCTGGCTCATTTCTTCGAGGTCCCCCTCTGGTTGATCTGCTCGGCCGTGCCGGCGGGCCGTTGTGTCGGCATCCGCCATCCCCGGTTCGCTGCTGAGGGAGCGGCACGGCCGGGAAGTACCCGGTCACCGCGCAGCCCCAACTGGCCGCTGAATGGCAGCAGCGCCAACAGCCCCTGCAGGACCCGCACGTCGTCGGCGAGTTCCGCGGAGCGGGCGCGCCACATCTCCAGCTCCGCCCGGACAGCCGGTGGCGGCCGGAACCGGGGCGGTGGGGTTGGGCCGCCGGCGGGGGCCCACAGGGCACGCAGCAGCACCCCCCGGGGTCCGGGGACCCGGTCAACCGCGATCTGTTCCACGGGGACCCCCAGCAGGGTCGCGATGCGTAGCGTCAACGCGGCTTCCCGGACGGTCAGGTCACCATCAGGTGCGTGGGGGTCGGGAACCCATTCCTCGTTCAGGTCCACCCCGGCCTCTCATACCACCTTGGCCCAGACGATGATGTTGGATTCGTAGGAGGCGACCTCAGGTCGGAATCGGCCACCGCAGGTGATCAGCCTCAGTTCGGGGCCGGCGGTGTTGCCGTACACCGCGACGGTCGGGAACCGGTCCTTCAGAACCGTTTTCCGGTCGTACACCGTGAACCGGACAGCGGGAGCACCCGCACGTTCGACGGTGACCTCGTCGCCGACCTGGAGGGTGGACAGCCGCGCGAACACCCCCGGGATCGCACGTGGTGCACCCGGTGGCCGGCCCGATACATGCCCGAGGATCACCGCCGGTCCCTGGTCGCCGGGCCGCACCCCCAGGCTGTACCAGCCGGTCACGTCCGGCTGGGTCACCGGTGGTTCCTCAACGGTCCCGTCGGGGTCGAGACCCAGCGGGTCAAGCGGGGTGTTCACCCCGATCCGGGGGATCAGCAGCGCCGTCGGTGCCGGCCCCGGGGTGTACGACCCGGACCGCTGACCGGTCTCGTTGTGGGGGTCGGGGGCCCCAGCGGGGTCCACAGCTACCGGTGCGCCACACCCGACCAGGACGGCGGCGAGAACCCCCACAGTGAGGGGTCTGCGCATCTACATCCCACCCGTTTCCGCGGGCCCAACCGGGACCCGGATCACCTGGGGAGCGGGGCGCTCAATCCGCGGAGCAGGTGTTGGCGCCGGGGGCACCGTGATCGTCGGAGTCGGGGTCGGTGTCGGGGTCGGTGTCGGGGTCGGCGTGGGGGTCGGTGTCGAGGTGGGGATCGTGCCGGCGCACACCTTGTTCCGCAGTTCAACGGCCGCGTCGAGCTTCGTGGTCAGACCGAGCAGCAGCGCCGTCGGGGGCAGACCATCAACCGCGTCCTGAAGCGCCTTCGTCTTCTTCTCCAGGTCCCGCCGTGCGGTCTCCATCGTGGCGACCTGGGCGGGGGTTACCTTGTCGCCCGCGGCGACTACAGCATCGACGGCCTTGTCGAAAGCGGCCTGCGCCGCCTTCACGTCCGCGGTCAACTGCTCGATCCGGGCCTTCTGTGCCTGGTCGAGCTTGCTGGCCTCGCCGACGACCGCGACAGCGTGGACCAGGACATCCGCGGACGCGGTCGCGCACGCCGACGAGTTGGGGCCGTCAACGGCGACCGCGGCGGCTGGCATGGTGCCGATCAGCATCGCGGCACCGACGCCGGCGGTGAGCAGGAACGGGTGGAACAGCATCAGTTGTCTCCTCGGGGGGCGGCCCGGCGGGTGCCGGACGCGAATGAGGACTCACCGCACACCCACCTGTGATGGGTGTGCCTGTGGTTAACGAGCGGGGTCGGGAAGCGTCGCGGTTTCGAGGTGCGCGACCAGGCGCATGACCGTGCCCGACCCGAGCCGTTGGCCGAACTCCTCCCACGCCAGGAGTTCCCGGGCCAGCACTTCCCCGACAACGCCAGGGTAGATTTTGGTGGCGCGGTACGCGGCGGTGCGGACCCGCAGCCTCTCGTGGGCTTCCATCCGGTCGCGCCAGTCCACAACCGTCGGGGGTGTCTGGTAGACGGGGGCGGGGGTGGTGAACCCGTGCAGCGCCCCCGCCGTGACCGCAACCACAGAGTCGATCATTGGGTGTATCCTTGTGTTCGCTGTCGGGTGTGTGTCGGCTACCGGCGTGGGGGGACCAGCGGTCCCCGACAGTTCAGCGACGCGTACGCGTTGCCCATCTCGACGAACGCGGCCTCGTACTTGTCCCGCTCCTCACCGGCTGGCCTAGTGTTGGGCGCGTAGGACCCCAGGATCAGGGAGTAGAGGGGGCACAGCGCCTGCTGGCGGGTAGCGTCCTCCCGGTCCTTCACCTCGTAGAGGCTGTGCAGCGCGAACGCCACGATCGCGGACAACACCAGGTCCAGCGCGAGCCCCAGCCCGACCGCGAGGGTCAACTTCTCGGAACGGTCGGTGCGTCGCCCGATCTGCGCCACCGCCAGGGACAACTCACCCACCTTCTCCGCCAGCGCATTCGCGCGCGCCGCAAGCTCACCCACCTCGCTCATGACAGCCCTTCCTTTCGTCGGTCTGCCGGTCGATCTCGGCGCGGACCGCGGCGACGAACGTGTCCAGCTGCTCGGACAGCTCCACGAGCTTCGCCCGGAGCCGTTCGGTTTCCACGATCACCTGCCGGGTTTGTTCCTGCCGGCTGAGCCGGATCACCGCGGCTCGTCCCGCTTCAGGTGGTCGAGGAGTTCGCCCATCGCGAGGGTCGACTCCGTGAGGGTGCTGACATAACGTTCCTGCACGGTGCGGTTCAAGGTGCGCAACTCCTCCTCCAGGCGGTCCGCTCGTTGCCGTTCCAGGTCGAGGGCCTGCTCCACCCGACCGAACAGGACTTTGACCGCACCCAACGCGAGCGCGGCGACCACCCCGAGCGCGCCGTACTGCAGGAACACATCGCCGCCGCCCTGCGCGAGGACCACCACGGCTGTGTTCATCACGCTGCGGGTCTCCCGGCTCTCATGGTGCAGCTCAACCCCACCGGTCCCGGTTGCGCACAACCCGCCCGATCAGGACCGCCAACCCCCACGCCAACACCAACCACACTCCGCCCAACGCGGCGACCGCCGCCCACCACATCACCGGACGAGGAGGGGTCGCAGCCGGCGGATCGGGTGCTGAGGTGGGGGGGCTGCGCCGAGGTTGGGCGCCGACGAGTCGCGGATCTCCAGAGAGATCCAGTGCCAGTTCTTCGGGATCGCGGTTCCTTGAGCGTCGACGTTGAACGTCGCCGACGTTCCCGCCGCACCCAGGGTTTTGTAGCCCGACCCCCCGGCGTAGGCGGTTGTAACACCGAAACCGTCGAATGTGGTGTCTGATGATGTGGGCGCGGCGAGTGCCCCGCTGCCGCTGAAATATGAAGCGGCGAAAAACCCCAACGACGAAGCCGCGTTCACTGTGAACCCAGTGGTGGTGAACCCGTTGGCCGTGTGGTTACCCTCGTTGACCCCACCGACTGGGCTGGTCGCATTCACGCTGGTCAACACGTACACCTTCAGCGACAACATTTGAGCTACGGGGATCGTGACAGTGACCGTCATGCCCGTTCGAGCCGCGGACAAGAAGGTGGTGTAGGCGGCGACCCCACCCGTGAAGGTAGGCGAGTCCGACTCGCCCCGCAGCACCTGCTCTGTCCAGGTGGTCGCCGCACCGTTGTTGCTCATCGCGAAAACGGGGGTTGCCCCCGATTCGTTGGCGGTGGGGAACGCCAACAGCAGAGAGTTCGCCGGGGGATTGAACGCAGCCGTGACACACGAGGTGACGTTGTCTGAGCTGACCCGCGCGGGGGTGGCCGCGTTCACCGCAACCACAGCGCCACCACCTTCCTAGCTGGGCGGGGGGGGTGGGGGACGGCGGATCTGTCGTCGGCGTTGCTGTTCGTCGATCCGTTCCCCCAGATAGCTGCGGAACACGGCGAGCCTCTCGGGGATGGTCGTGGCCGCGTCGAACCGGTTCCGGGCCCGTTCCTCCGCCGACACAACCGGTGCCCGTTCCGGGACGGCGGCGACGAGGTCAGCCACAAGGACCGGGTCGACATCCAGCCACTCCCCGGTGACACGGTCCTCGGCGATCAGCTCACCGGGCGTGCCTGAGTCCGGGTCCGGCTCCTGGACGACCAGCTCGACTGGCCGGTCCAGCCGGTACCCAAGTGCGCGTTTGATCTCAGTCAGGTCCAGGTTGCTGCGGGCCAGCGGATGCCGGATCACAGCGGCAGCACCCACAAAGAACGGTCGGAGAACGAGGCGTCGCCCTCGCTGCCCCAAACCCGGTATTTCATGGTGACCGTGGTCGATCCGGGATTCAGGCCGATGTGCAGATTCGTTTTAGTCGACGACACCCACTGGAAGTCGTCTTTGAAAACTGTGGTGAGGTCGCGTCCGTTGCTTTCCTGCGTCTCTGCGCTGATCACGTTTGCTCCGGTGAACGCGGTGGCCGTTACCGCTCCTCGCTGGTTGCCCACGGGGACAGAATTCGAGCCGTCGTATTGGACAGTGGTGAACGCGACGAGCAGACGACCGGACGGTGAAATCTCACAGGTCAGCGACGGACCAAATGTTGTGAGGTCCCCATAGGAGTTTGAGGTGCGCGTTTGGAGCGAGGAAATGGTCGACACCTGCGCCCCGGAGATCACCGACGGACCGAACGCGCCGACCCGGTCCAGGACATACACATCAGGGCCGTTGACCAGCACCGTCACAACATCATTGACTGAGGGGCGATAGTTCGACACATGCGCCACGTCGGGGATGGCTGTGGAGTCCGCGCCCAACGCGACTGACACCCGCGAGGTTGTGTTGTCGACCGCCGTGATGGTTCCCTGCCGTAGCTCCACTGTGGGCGCGGAAACCGCACGGTCCGACTCACGGGTGATGGCCCGCGCGGTGCGGTCAGGGTCGGAGGAACCCGTGAACGCGGGTGTACTCATACCTTGCCCTCCGGGTCAGAGTCTCTGTCGGCGGCCAACACACCGCATCGACTCGTCCGCGCCCCACGGAATCGACATCTGATCAATCAAAAAGCGGCCGTCGATCCTCGACTTGGACCGGTTGACGGTGACCACATCCCCCGGCTCCAGTGCTGGCATCGGTACAACGTCCATCTCTACCGCCTCGGTGGCGCCCTTAACCCGCAGCAGCAATGCCCGCGCCGCCTCCTCCGCTTGGGGGTAGACAAGGATCAGCGGGCTGGTCAATCTGTAGGTGACCGTCCCGTACGGCCCCAAGTAGTACGTGGGGGATGCTGGGTCGTCGTCGATTGCTACAGCCCGGACCGGGGCCACGTTCTGCGAAGATTCCCCCGTGACAATCACCTTGTTGTAGGTGTTCTCATCGGTGACCCGGCGGCGCACCTCAATGATGGTGGGGTGGGTGGTGTCGTTGAACTCCCACACCGAATCGTCCACATCTGGGTCCGGCTCCGGGCGTAATGTGCAGATTCCGCGGGCGTCGAAGAACACCTCATACCCGATGGATTCCGCCATCTTCTGGGCGTCTTCCCATGGGTCGTTCGACGACTGTTCCCCGAAGAACAACCGTGGGGTGGCCCGGGGGGTCGACGCGAAATTGAACACCGCGTCCGGCATCCGGTTGCGGATCAACTCCTGGATCGCGGTAGCGTAGTTCCCGCCCGCGTCGATGACGTAAGTGTCATCCCACCGGTTGCGAGAAACCCGCCTCGACAGGTCAGCGCCCGACAACTCGATCGACAGCCCTTGGGGGCCATCGAGGATCTCCACATCGTTGAGGGTGAACACCCCAACGGGGACCAGTTCTTCCACCGAACTGTCAACCGCGACCTCAAGTTCCATCCGGAACAGCCGCGGCGACGGGTCCGCTGCGGCCGCCCGGGACAGGATGACTCTGGTCAGGACAGTCCGCGTGGGGCGGTCATCGCCCTGGACGAGGCGGGGGACCGCCGCACCGTTGGTCGCGGTCTGCCAGCTCGCGCCACCATCAACGGATGTTTCCACCAGCAAGGTGCCACCATTGAGCTGCACATCCCACACCAGCCGGGACCCAGCGATGGGGCCGTCGGGGATCGCCAACGGCGGCGACACCCGCGTTCCCGTCGTCGGGCCGACGATGATGATGAACCCGAAGGTGGTGGGTCCGGCGGTGGTCCGGCCGGTTTGCGCGGTCCGCTTGACCGCCTGGGCGTACACCCCAACCCCAGCGGTGACCCACCCGGTTTGGCCGAGCTTGCGCGCCACCGCGATCCCACGGGGGCCGACACCGGCGGTGCAGCAGCCGCCGACCACAGCGAACTTGCGGGCGGCACCGGCGGTCGTAGCACCCGCGGTGGCACGCCCATTGAAGATGACGCTGGTCCGCGCGGCGGCGGCGGTGCCGGCGAACCCGAACCCCGCCAGGGGGGCCCGCTTGCGGGCCACCACCCACACCGTGGGGCCACCACCACCTACACCCTGGGCGGCGGTGCGTTTCCCGGCCACACCCCGCGGGCCGGGACCTGCGGCCGCGGCGGCGGCCTGGGGTGTCTTCTTCGCGGCGCCCCCAGCGCCGGTGGCCCCGCCGGTGGACGCGCCCACCCCTTGGGCGGTTTTCCGGACCGCGACCTGGGCTGAGGCCCCAGCAGCGGACACCCCAGCGCGGGGTGCCTGCTTGCGCGCGACCGCGACCCCTGTGGGGCCTGCGGCGGCGGCACCGGCCTGCGGGGCCCGTCGGCTCGCAGCCCCGGAACCGGTGGCACCGGTAGCGGCCTGGCCGGTTTCCACGGCCCGTTTTTGGGCGGTGACCCGGCTCGCAGTGACCGCGGTGCACGTCCCACCCAGCGCGACACGCTTCGTGACCGGGCCCGCGGTGGAGCTGGGGCCGGCGGCGCACTTCGCGCCCGCCTGCGAGGTGGCTTTGCCCGACGCCGCAGCGACACACACACCTGTGGGGGTGGCGCGTTTGACCACCGCACCGGTTCCGGTGGCGCCCGCTGTGCCGGCCGCGACCGGGGTGGCGCGTTTCGTTGCCCGACCAGTGGTGGACGCGCCGGTGACCGCAGCGGCGGCCTGGGGGGCGCTCTTGCGGGCTACGCCCACAGCCGCAGCGCCACTCGAGCAGGCACCACCCAGTGCGACGACCTTGCGGGCTGTTGCCACGCCAGCGGCACCGGTAGCGGCGGCGGCGACCACGGCCGAGCGTTTCTGGGCGGTCGCGGTCGTTGAACCGGCCGCAGCTGCGACCCCGAGCTGACCAGCGACCTGGAGGTAACCCGGAAGGACTAGGCGGCGGCGCAGCCACCAAACCCCCGATAGGCGCCGGAACACACCCCGGCCGGCGGCGCTGGACGCGGTGTAGCGACCCACCTAGCCTCCGCCCCCCATCGCGTAATTAGGAAGACATAGATTTTCCTAGAAAGGCGAAATCACCCGCCAACTTCCTCGAAAAGGAGAGTGCCGTGCATGGTGATCGCGTCCGCGGGTGTGGTCCCAAGTTCCACCGTGAACCGCGTCGACGGACCCATGATCGGGCGGGCCTCCGGGGTCGGGAGGTACACCCACGGGCCGCGCACGTTCCACGCCTCCGCATGGGTGGTGACGATCGTGCCAGCGGTGGCCTTCGTCGTGTTGTTGACCTCGGTTACGCCACCGTAGGCGGCCGAACCGGTCTCCAATGGGACTGGGGTGGGGGTGGTGCCCCCGGACCCGGAGGTGGTTTGGCCCCGCTTCAGCAGGATCGCCAGCCCCTCTTCCTGTGCATCCCCAACCTCGGTTGTCTGCGACAACACGATCTGGTGGATGATCGTGACCGCGTCGGTGGGGCCGACCACCTCGAACAAGTCCTGCTGGGCGGTGACGGACACCCCGGTGAACGTGACCGCGAACAGTGCCATATCAGAACGCCGTCAGGTCGAGCACGAGCGCGCTCGCGGCGACCGTCACCTGACCCTGCGCGCCGAACACCTCCGGCACTACCCGCTGGAAATGCCCCTCGCCGCCACCCAGCGCGGTCAGGTCGATCGCCGCGCCACCCTGGGTCGTGGACACCTTGAAACTGTTCGCCGCCGACGACACCACCCACAGAATCGCGCCCGCCGTCAAACCCGTGCCCGTGGGCAGGGCCTCGGCGAACACGGGGAACAGCTGCACCCGGTCACCATCGGACATGCCGTGCGCCACCGACAGCAACGCGTCGTTGGTCAGGGTGGTGTCGGTGGAGAAGAACCCGCGGATCGCGTTCGCCCCACCGAACGGGATGTGTCCGCGGTAGTTCGAGGTGTTACCGGTGGATGCGTTGAACATCGTGAAGAACCCGTAGGTTCCGGCGGGGACGTCGAACGTCAACGCGCCACTGTTCGTTTTCTGGCCCGACGCCGCAGCGCCCCACGTGACAGCCTGGCGGGCATAGGCGGGGGAACCACCGGTGGCTTCACCGGCGTTCGCGTTTGTGCCCGTCCCCGGGTCCGTCAAAGTGTGAATACCGATATGGGTGATCTGTGTGGCGCTCTCGTCGAGAGCGTCCAACATAGCGTTCTTCGCAGTGGGATTGAAGGGCACGACGTGCCACCCTTTCTGGGTTCAGAGGGGTCGCTGGGGAGCGGCGGCTACACATGACTGCGACATGTCAGTCATCTACGACTTGTGTGACACACGGCGAGCAGGGGGCAATTAACTGACATCCAGGCTGGGGAGCGAACAATCAGGTGTTTCCTAGAACCAGTTCGCCCTGCGCGTTCGCGACGGTCCCCGCCCGGGTCCCCTCCGACCACTCCGTCTGGGTGTCGTCGACGTCCCGAACCGCGGTCACCGTGGGGATGCGCACACCCCGGTAGCCCCGCAGTGTCGTGCCGAACGGGGCCAACAGGTCCCGGATGCCCTCCGGGGTGAGTTCACCCTCGGCGTCGGCCACGGACGCGGTGAAGCGCCTCAGAATGCGGCCCGACCGGTCCGCGCTCACCTCGCCGCTGTGCACGTTCAGGGTCCGCACCACCGCGCCATCCCGAACAGCATCCAGCCGGGCGATATGCTCGTGGGGGCCCGAAATCGCGGCCTGGAACGCAGCCGATGTGCCGATCACGCCGGTCTCCTTGACTCAGACAGTCGTGGACTGGTCGTCGGGGCGGTCCACCTCGACATAGCTGATCGACGCGCGGCGCCACTTCGCGGCGTCCAGCCGAACATCCCAGGTTGTTTCGAAATCCCCGGACAGCGCCACGTAGCACTGCTCACCGGTGGGGAGCTGCCACAGCAGCACCCGACCGGAGAAACGGATCGCGGCAAACTTGTCCCACGCGGTCTGTCCGTCCGCCCAGGCGGAGTAGCGGGTCGTGGCAGGGAATAGCAGCTCCCACTTGCCCTCACGGCCGTAGATCGGACCCGACACCACCACCGCGAGAGCTTGCCGGCCATCAGCGACCAGGGGTTTGAACACACCCTCCGACCGGGGGCGGCTGAACTCGTCGTCACCCAACGGCAACACCATGTTCAGCGACGGCGCCAGTGGGTCCTTCAACCAGAAGCTGTAGGACGCTGGGACCACATCGACGGTGTTGGAGTAACTGGACCCCACCTTGATGGTGCCCAGGGTGCGGAACGCCTGAACCCGGTACCGGCGCGTCCGGTTCAGGGGTGACTCGTAGTCATAGATGGTCGCGGCGCCACCAACAGCTGGAACAACCTGCCGGCCACCCCGCACATAGCCCCAAGTCAACCCGGCATCGTCGGAGTACTCGATGTCGTAGGTTTCCGTCGCGGGTGCGGGCCCGGCGGCAAGGTCAAGACGGACCCTGTTCAGGGATGTTTCGTAAGCGCCGTTGAGGATGGGGGTGCCGGGGCCGGGCACGTTCTGCGTCCACCCCGTGAACGCCACCACCGACCGGTGGGTGCCCAACCCCTCCCACACCTGCTGCACCTGCAGATAAGCCCGGTAGGTGGCATTCACCAAGTCCCGGTTCACCGTCCAGGACAGATCCTCACCCTTGGTCCAACCCGACTCGGTGACCGCGACCGCGGTCACCGGATCGAACCCCCCCGCGGTGTACTGCGCGGAGTTGAACACCCGCACCTGGAACTGTTCCTGCCGGTCCGACTCGGGATCGGAGTAGGTCCAGGTCACCAACGGGCGGGTCGTGTCAGTGATGGTCCCCGTCGGACCGGTGGGGGTCCCCACGGGACGCTCGTTGTAGTTCACATCGGCATAAATCGCCGCCACCTGCAGGGTGGTCCCCGTCGATTCCCGACCCAGGTGGTACTCAAAGTCATTGAACGACGCCTGGGTCCACTCACCACCATCGGGGTGCTGAAGCAACGCAGGCTGGGTGAACGTCGTCCATACGCTCGTGACCGGCACCCGGGGGAGCAGGAAAGACAACACTAGCTTGACCAGTTTCAACACGTTCAGCGTGAAACTGACCCGGATGATTTTCGAAACAAGAATGAGGATGCACAGGGGCTGCGAGCTGGTGGTGTTGCGCCACACCCGCACCCGCATCTGCACACTGAAAATCTTCGACCCGGTCGGGATGGAGATGTCACCGAGCTGGAGCTTCAACACCTGGGTGTCCAGCCGGCACCGGCTCGTGTGCGACACGTAGGTGGTGTCGAGCTCGTCGGACAGCGCGGCGTGCGCGGTAGCCGCGCCGGTGACCGTCCAGCTCCCCAGCTGCAGGGTGGCGTTGGGGCGGGTCGTGACAACCGGCACCGGTCACCCCCTCCGCTGCACAGCCAACGCCCGGCGAAGATTCCGCTCGAACCGGGCTGTTTCGACCTGCACCCGCTTGTCGATCTCCTCGTTGCCGATGTAGACGTGGACCACCGGTGAGCAGCCGTCGTCGGTGGTGTCGTCACTGTCGGATGCGACGGTCGCCGACGCCCGGATCGACCCGCCGCCGGCCGCGAGCAGAGCGGGCAGTTTCGCCCGCGTCATCTCCTGGGCGGCAGCGTCGGACAACCGGCGGGCCTCGGCGATGACACCAGGCACGGACCGGTGCAGACCGACGATGAGCCCGTCACCCATGCTCACCCCACAGGAGATCATCACCTTGGAGGGTGACGCGATCCGCGCCGCGGACCGGACCCCCTCTGCGGCTGCGGCACCCAACGCGGCACCTGCGGCGCGGACAGCGCCGACCTGGGACATCAGGCCCGCCGCCAACGCCTGCCCCATCTGCACACCGATCTGCTGGAACTGCGCGATGAACGGCTGCAGCGCCGCCACCGCGGCCTGGCCACCCTGTTGCACCGCGGACACCACCTGCGCCATCCCCGCCGTGGTGGCCTGCACCAGCGCGGTCATGGCCTGCTGCCACACCTGCAGGATCTGTTGGGTGGTTGCGGTGGCGATCTGGAGGATCTGCGCGAACGCCGTGGTGAACGCCTGAACCAAGGCCGGCAGGGTTGCGGTGGCGAGCGAGGTCAGTGCCGCCGCGAACGCTGTGATCACAGTGGTGAGGTTGGCGATCGCAGCGGCCGCGGCGGTGACCGCGGCGGTGAACGCCGTCACCGACGCTGTCAGCGTCACCACCGTCGTGTTGATCAGAACGAGGGTCGCGTTCAAGGTCACCATCGTGGTGTTGAACGTGACCAGCGTCGCGCCGAGCGTCGTGAGCTGCGCGGTCAGCGTCGTCAGCGTCGTCCCCAAGGTCACCAGGGCCGTGTTCAGGGTGGTGAGCAGCGGAGTGAGCGCGGTGATCGCGGTCCCGAGGGTGGTGAACCCCGTCGTGACGGTCTGAAGTGTGGTCACCAGCGTGGTCAGGGTGGTCCCGAACGTGGTGAACCCTGCGGTCAGGGTGGTGACGGTGGCGGTCAGTGTCGTCGCCGCAGACCCTGCGGTGGTGAGCCCCGCCGTGAACGTCGTCAACGTTGTCGTCGCCGCAGTCAGCGTCGTGGTCAAGGTGGTGAACGTCGTCGTGAGCGTCGTCAACCCAGCGGTCACCGTCGTCGCTGTGGTCGTGAGCAGCTGGAACTGGGCGGTCAACAAAGCGATCGATGGGGCCGCCCCGGTCACGCTCGTGGTCAGGGCTGTCACCGCCGCGACCACCGTGTCCACTGAGATTTTGAACAGGTCCGTCGCGGACCTCATCAGGTCCACCGCGGGCCGCACGGTGTCCATCTGGGTCCGCATGTTCTCCACCGAGGTCGTCAGATCCCCGACCGCGGTCGACGCGGCCGTGCTGACCTCACCGAACGCACGGACCACGTCGGTGCTCATCCCCACCGCGGCGCGGCCCGCCTCGTCCAACCCGAGCGCCGCCTGCGACCCGGCCGCACCCAACCCCTGGGTGGGGGGGATCGCGCCCTGCGCCGCCTGGCCCTGCCCCTGGATCGCGCCAGCGGCGGGAGCGCCAGCGGCAGCCAACTGCTGCTGCCCAGCGGCCGCCTCAGCGCTTGCTGCGCCCAGTTCCTGGTGGGGCGGTGCCGCAGCGGTGGCCGCCTGACCCCCCGCGGCGATCGCTGCCTTCGCCGCATCGACATTCGACAGTAACTGCTTCTGGCCTTCAGTGGCCACACCCGCGCTGTCCGCCAACTTGGCGAACGCGAGGGAGAGTCCGTCAGTCCACCCGATAATGCTGTCGGCGACACCAGCGACCCTCGCCACGACGGTGGCGAGATCGGCCAGCGCGGTCACGATCCGCCCGATCAGGGAAGCGATCTGGGGCCCGTTCGACTGGACGGCGGCGGCCAGATTCCTGATCGAGGGTTCGGCCTGGGCGAGCCCGGTAACGAACGCGCCACCGAGACCCAGCACGATTGTGATAACCGACTGGATCACTCCCCGGATTGCCCCGGCATGGGTGGACACCGTGGTAGCGAAGGACGCGATCTGGCCCGCGCTGTCCCCGATCGCGCCGAGGATCGCGCCCGCCAAATCGAAGAACGCTTGCATCGCGGGTTGCATCGCGGGCTTCAACTGCCCCAGCGTGGTCCGGACCTGACCGATGAATGTGGTCAACCCCTGAACCAGGGGGGTGAACATCTCCCCACCGATACGGATCAGGTCTGCGGCGAAGTTCCCCAGCTCGATGATGAACCCGTCCAGGGCTGTCAGCGCCTGCGGCCCGAACGTTTGCGCGACATCCGCGAACGCCTGCGACATGCTCTCCAGTGCGAGACCGACGGATGTGACTAGTGACGGCAGGTGCGCGAAGAACTGCTCGAACGCGGGCGCCAGCGTATTCGTGATCTTGGCCATTGAGAACGCCAGCGAATCCAACGACGCAATAATGGGCTCGATGGCACCCTGCGCGACCGTTGCGATCCGGTTGAAGATCTGCGTGAACACTGGCTCCAACTGGGAGAAGGCTGTCGTCAGCCGTTGCGCCAGTTGCAAAACAACCGGGATCAACGCCTGCGTCGCCTGGGTGAAAACTCCCTTGATGTGTTCACCAAGCTGCGTGTAAGCGTTCTTGATCTGCTCGTTCCCCGCCAGTAGCTTCCCGACGAAGAAACTAACCGCCCCGGCCGCGGCGAGCATCCCCGCGCCGAACGCCGCGAACGACACCGCAGCCAACGCCGCCGCAGCCGCCACAACCGCCGTCAACGCACCCGCCGCGACCGCGGACACCGCGGAAATTTGCACCAACCCGAGCGCGAGCCCCACAGCCGTCTGCGCGACCTGAACGAGGGTGCTCGCCAGGCCGCCGGCGCGGCCGCCCAGCGCCCCTATGCCGCCCCCAGCGCTGCCCGCGGCGGACGTCAAGCCGTCCAGGCTGCCGATCGCCGAATCGGCACCACTGGTCAGCAAGGACAGCCCTACGACCCCGCGGTCGACATCGACGTCGACGACGATCCGGATGCGCCGGTTCCCGAGCCGGGTCAACTCCGCGTTGGCCTTAGCGGTGTCCGCATCCACCTGGATGCTGCGGCGCTTCAAGAATGTGCGGTCAACGTTGTCAAGCTTCTGTTGCGCTGCCGCAGTGTCCGCATCGACTTCTATCTTGCGCTGCTTTAAGAACGACCGCTCGATGAAGCTGAGTTTCCGTTCCGCTGCAGCTGTGTCAGCATCAACTTCTATCTTGCGTTGCTTCAAAAAGGAACGCTCAATGAAGCTCAGTTTCTGCTCAGCCTTAGCGGTGTCCGCATCGACCGGGATGTTGATCCGCTTCCCGTCGGCGCGGGCCCGTGCCTCATCGAGGCTGTGCACTGTGGCGATACCACGGGCCACGCCCTGCGTATCAACATCAATGTTGATCCTGTTCCGCGCCGCCTTCGCGACCCGGTTCAGCGCCTTGATTTCCGCGGTCGCCTGAGCTACGCCCCTGGTGTCCACATCGACGTTGACATCGATGTCGCCGCCGAGACGCTTCAGCTTCTCCAGTTCCCGGTTCAGCGCCTCAAGTTCCCGGATCGCGCGACGGGTGTCCGCGTCAACCTGGATCGACAGGGTGCGGTTGACGGCCACAGCAACCCACCCCCTGGTCGGCTACTCGGGAACGTCCACGTCCGGATCGTCCGGGTCGTCGTCGGGTTCGTCGTCGGGAACCCAGTACGGCCCCGGCCCCGACCCACCACCCCAGTTCGGAATAAAGTGGTCGATCTTGTAGCGGCGGGGGCGTTTCGAGTTCGACGCCACCACAGCCCACGCCACGATCGCCGCCTGATAATCCGCGCGCCACGGACCCACCGGCCCCCGGACCCGCAGATACGCCTCCAACTCCTGGAGTTCGGTGGCGCTTATCCCACGGAGGAGCTCACCGCGGGTTCGGCCAAGGGCGACGGCGACGTCCCATTGGGAGAGGACGTCGGGGCGGTCACGGATTTTCCCGCCGCAACATCCCCCTCATCGTCCTCCTTGTCGTCCTCGTCCAAACCGGACAGGCGCCGGGCGGCCGCAGCCAGCCGTTCGATCCCCGCCGCACCCATCTGCAGAATCCGGTCCGGGCCGGTGGTCTCATCGAAAATCGGGGAGCCGTCCGCGGTGCGACACGCATGGACGAGTAGCCGGGCGGTGTTCGCGCGCATCTTCGTGAGATCCATCCGCACCTTGCCGCCCCGCTGGGTCCACATCGAGGACCGGTAGGCGTCGAGCTGTTCCCCCGTCAGCTCCCACACCCACACCGCCACCCCCCACTCGGGGACCTCAACCCGTTCCCGCTTCAAGGTGACATTCCCTAGAAGCTGGGATGGGTTCGTCAAATCGGGCAGCAACGACATACCTACTCGTCTCTCAAAATGGGGGGAATGGTCGGTCAGGACCCGAGTGCGGAGTCGGCGAACGCGTCCACCGCAAGCTCGGTGTCCTGGTCGAACGTGGGAAGCCAATACGGCTGGGACGGGACGCGTGTGCGGCGGGCGAACACCACGCCCCCACCCGGGTTGAACGCCAACACCTTCGCGTGCACCGGGCGGATCGTCCCCCCGAACTCAGTGATCTGCGCGTAAATCAGGTCGGTGCTGGTGACCGCGGAGAACCCACCAACCGGCCGGGTGCTGATCGACCCGGCCAACCGGCCCGACCGGTGCGGCGCCCGCCGGCGTGCGCCGTCGCGGAACACCTCCGCTGCCGCTACAACCGCGTCGGTCACCCCCGGGGGGGACAACCCCCGGGACGCCTCGTCGACCATCCGCTCCACAGCGGCGGTGTCCACATCCACCGACACCCGCACCCGCGCCACGGGCGGTTACCGGTAGCGGCCGGCGGCGAGGACGTAGGTCACCGTGGGGGTTGTGCCGCCGGTGATGGCGTGCTTCGCGCGGAGCTGCACATTCACCGTCGCGGTGTTCGCCGTCGACACCTGATAGCCAGCCCCACCTGTGGTGATCGTGGGGAACGATGCCAGGCTCGCCCACGTGGTGCCATCCGCGGAATGCTCCACCGAAATCGCGACCGAGGTGGGGGTGCCGGTCACCGCGAGAACATGCAGGTGCGCCGTGGCCCCCTTCGTCGTCGCAGGAGCCGCTGACACATTCGGTGACCCGTTACCGGTGGCCGACACCACCGTCGGCCCCTGCAGGATGACCCCACGCAGCCGCGCGGAACGGAACTCGGCCTCCGCCTCAGCGATCTCATCCGACGCCGCGCTGACCTTGTAGTTCACGTTCGTGCCGGCGAGGAGGTACACGCCCTTCCCGGTGGCGGCCACACCACCAGGACAAACCGTGATGACGTTGTCGACGTCCCCACCGAACGTGGCGTCCAGCTGGGCGTCCAACGAGTCCGTGTCCCCGTTCCACGCACCCGTCAAAGTGACCGTGTTCTCGGATGGGCCCGCGAGGAACTGCTTGTCGTCGGACTCGAACGGGGAAAACTCCAAATCCTCCCGCTCGGCCTCGATCTCATACTCGTTCAGGAACGCCGACGCGTTCAAACCGTCAACATAGATTGTGGCGCGGGAACCCCGCAGCGCCTTCGTAGCCATCAGTTACCCACCTTCCCGGGCTGGTCGTCCACGACCGGGACCACCAGTTCCTGATCAACCAGCCACTTCGGGGGCCAGTTCTCCGGGACGCCCTTGCATTCCTCCCCGGCCTTGAACACCAACGGGGTCGAGCCCCGCGGTTCCACAGTCAGGTCGGTGACAGCACGCCACCGCGTCGACGAAGGGGTTTGTGGCATGACGAAATCGCCCTCCAAGGGTGACGGTTAAAAATGGGGAGCCCAGCACAGAAACGGGGGAGCGGGCTCAGGCTTCGACCTCGACGAGAAGTGAGAACCCCAAATAGTCGGTCGCACCGAACCGGAACGACCCGTACTGTGACCCGACGACCGACACAACCTCGGCGTCGACGATGGAACCGTCGAGCAGTGCCGGCACGACCGGGCCATCCGGGGACGCCCACACATCGAGCAGTTCCTGCGCGGCTAACTCCGCGACCCGGCCCGTGAGGACTGTGACGTCGAACCTCAGTAGTGCCGACGTCGCGTCACCCATCGCCCGCTGGTACTGCGCGAACGGGGATGCGGGGACCACCACCACCGCGGGTGTGACGATCGCGTCCGGGGTCCGTGCATGGGTCACCGACTCTGGCACCGCTGCGGCGACCAGGTCCGCGAGGTCATCGCGGACATCGACGAGCCTGGCCATCAGCACGGCTCCGCGCGCAGCTGCAAACGCTCGATCAGCGACCGGGCCTGCGGTGAGAACGCGGAGATCCGCACCGGCCCGACCTCCCCGAACCCGGCGATACCCCCGGTGAGGTCTTTGCTCTTGTAGTGGTCGATGGCCAGGATTTGGCAGGCCATCCGCACCTGCGGCGGCACTGCCGGCCACCCCCACACGGCGGTCACCCGAACCGTGGGGCGGGCTGCTACGGGGAACAGCCCGTCGTAGGACACCAGCTGGCTGATCGGGCGGCCGTTGAACGGCGTCGTGGGGCTGGGCGACCACCCGGTCAGCGGCACCCACGTCCCGGCGCCGCCATACACCTCCACAGCCAGCCCGGTGGTGGTGGCGATGTCGTCGGTGTGCACAACCGATGGGGTTAGGGCGTGGAACTCCCGTGGCGTCGCCGAGGCGGTGCGCCAGAACACCCGGTGGCAGAACTCGTCGATCTGCCGGCTCGCGGCCTCAATCGCCTGCTCGTAAGCGGTGTCGCGGGTGGTGGCACCGCTGTCACCGACAGCGACCTTGAAGTCGGGGAGGGTCACGTAGCCGTTGACGATCGCCATGAGCTGCGCCCTCCCCCGTCCGGTAGGCTCCGCACCCAATAGCTCCGACCGGTTGCTAGCTCTGGGGTGATCGCGACAACCCTCGGGTCCGCAAACGGGCGGGAAGCCGGAGACAGCCGTAGGTCACCGATGACAGCGCTACGGCAAGAGGGTCGCCTCCATAGGGTGGCCAAGCGTCCGGCCGGGCGCGGGAAAGTTCCTAGCGTCCGGCCGGGCGCGCCTCAGCGCTACGCGGTGGTGCGGGCCTTGTTCGCCGCGGTGGCGCGCCGCTTCGGCGCCGCGTCCGACGCGGAAGAACGGTCGCCGTCATCGACAGCGTCAGACGACACCACCGACTCGCCCGGGGCGGGGACCGGACCCGCGTACGGCGGCACCCCCACCGGCTGCGGCTGCGCCGCCCGGGCATCCCCGACACGCTTCGCGGAGTCGCCGTACAACGCCTCCGCCTCCTCCGGGGTCAGCTTCACGACCATCGTGGAGTTGCGGCTCGGGACCTCGTAGCGCGCCTTGTCCGGCGCCTTGTCGTCGCCCACAGCGGGCCTCCTCGTGTTGGTAGGGATGTCGAGGGCGGTGCCGGACCACCCCGCTGTGGTGCCACACAGGACGTGCGCGGCACCACAGACGGGGCAGACAGGAAGGGCCATCAGGGCGCGATGATCCCGGCGTTGCGGAGCTCGACCAAGGTCGCGTTGAGCTTCGCCTTCAACTCGTTGATCAGGTCGGCTTCGGGTTGGCCGTAGGTGGCATCAGCGTTCGCGGTGGCGACATTCGCCACCGCGACCTCGGTGTAGTCACCGCGCCGGGCACCGGCCGAAGGATTCGCGTAGGCCATGGTCATAACCTCCCAGACGGGCTCGGTGACGAACTACGGCGTGAGGTCGATCTCCGCGAACGCCGACGGCTGGAGCACACCGAAGGCTGCGCGGAGCTCGGCCAAGATCGCCACTAGGTTGCGGATGAAGAAGTCGGCGTGGCTGTCCGTGGTCGTGATGGTCGACTGCTGGCGGTCCCACAGGATCGCCTTCCGGAAATCACCGCAGTAGCCGGTGCCGGCCGGCACAGCCTCGGTTTCGATGACCGGCAGACCCCACAGGGTGGTGCCGGGCATCCCCTGCTGCGCGGGACCACCCCAGTAGTAGCGGGCCTCGTTGTCGGTGAGCAGATCGAGCGCTTCGACGTCGGCCGGGTTGAGCGCGAACCCGTTCGGGACCGAACGGCCACCGACGCGGACCTTCGTCTTCGCCTTCCGCAGCGTCGTCAACAGGTTGGTGTCCCACGCCTGCGCCTGAACGCCCGAAACGTTGCCGAGGCCCTCGAAGTTCTCCCCGGTGCCATCACCGGCGATCATCTGGTCTTCGAGTTCCTCCTCCAAGCCGTACTGGAGGAAGTTGTCAATCAAGGTGACCATCTGGGCGGCGTCGGCGAGGGCCCGCTTCGTCACCGGAATCCAGTGCGCGATCGTCTTCACCGCGGTCGTGACCCGGGCGACCGCGATCCCCGACTCAGGCTTGTAGCCACCACCGACCGCGTTGACCAGGTTCGCCCCAGACACCGTCTGCGGGCCCGACGAGGTCGCCTCAGCAACCGGCGCCGCGTTGTTCGTGATACCAGTGACCCGCACATACTCGATCGAGTCAGAGGTCGTGTTGCCCTGCGTGACAAGGTCCCGCAGGGTCAGGGGCCGCTGGAACGGCGACAACCCCACCTGTAAACCCAGGTCCGCACCAGGGATGAACGCCCCCGCGGAAGTGTCCGAAACACCCGTGACGAGAGCCTTCTGACCGCCCTTGCCCGGCAGCAGCCGCTCAAACCCCACCGGGCGGGACTGCACCCGGTGCTGCTTGGTGAACTGGCCACCCGGGACGGACTCCAACATCCCCTTGTACTCGCCTGAGGACACGTAGTGCTCGCCGATGGACTTGCCGGAGTCGGGGACGATCAGCCCGGTCGCGGTGCGCTTCTCGTCGGCCTTCTCGTTGACCCCGATGCCCTCACCCAGATCGGCGATGGCGTCACGGACCTTCGCGTCCTGGCGGGCCTTCTCCAGGCCGACCTTCGCCTCGCTGGCCTTGCCCATCAGCTCGGTGAGCTGGGTCCGCTCAGCGTCGGTGTAGTCACGGTTGTCGTTCTCGGCGGCGGCTGCGATGTCGCGGGCCGCCTTCAGGTGGGCCTTCAGCTCCTCGGTGAGAGCTTCGACCCGGGGAAGCGTGGTAGTCACGCGGGTCTCCTAAGCGTCAGTAGAGAGCGCTCTCGGCCTCAAGCAGCGCGAGAGCGGTACGCAGACGCGAGGAGGCGGCTCCCTGCCGGGCTGGCTCGTCCGCCTTGACCCCCGGTGCGGCCTGGGGTTCCTCGGCGTTGGCGGGCTGGGCGGGCATGGCCTTTTCGTCGTTCTGCTGACCCGACCCGGTCTGATTGACCGCGTCGAGAAGTTCCTGGGCGAGGACCGCGATCTGCCTGATCCGGTCCTCGTTTTTCGCCGACAACACCCGACCCGTCTTCGCAGCGGCGGGGTGGTCACCGTCGGCGTACCGCTTCACAGCGGCAGTGATGGCGTCCACGGTCTGCTGCGCGGGCATGGTGTTGTCGACGTTCACAATCACCGGCGCGGTGGCTTTGATGTCGCGCAGTTCCGTGCCGCGGTGCGCACCCACAAGGGTGGGGCCGACCTCGAACACATCCAGCTCGTGGAGCTCGGTGACCGACTTCCCTTCCCGCTCGCCCGGGCCCGACGCCAACACGTCGTAGGCGAACGAGAAGTCCCTGATCCGGCCGCCCTTCAGGAGGCGGTACACCTGCGCCGCCTTCGGGTTGTCCAGATCCAACCGGCCGGTGACCTCGAGCCCGGCGGGGGTTTCCTCCGCCGAGGTGGTGTAGCCGATGTGACTGAACGGGTCGTCCCAGTCGTGGGACCACACCACAGGGATGGGTTCACCCTTCTCCATGAACCGGGCGAGTGTGGCCTTGAACGCGCCGGGGATCACGACGTCGTTGACCGAGTCGACGGTGTTGAACACCGACACCAGCGCCTTGAACTCGCCGGGCTGCCCATCGACACCGTCGACCCCGAGCATCTTGACCTGCGCGGGCGCGCTCTTGACCTTCATCACGGCTCCAGAGTGATCGTCATTTCGCAGCGGCAACCCATCCGCTCGTTCGGGGGCAACGCCCAGTCCCCGGGGAACTGGGCGCCGTTGCTGAACTCGGCGCCCACCGACACCGACTCCCCGCTGATCCGTGCATGGGAAGGACGCGGCACAGCGGAGGTGGTCCGCCACGTCTTCGACGCCGCCACGCCCGCCTTCTCCACCGCCTCCTGAGCGGCGAACCCCGACAGCGCGGTCGTTTCCGACGTCGCCACCACCGGGGCCCTAGTGCTTGCGTAGCCGTCGAACAGGTCCGCGACCGCCCGCTGCGGGTCCGGGTCCCCCAACGCGGCCGTCAGATCGCGGGCCGTGTCGGTCTCAACGAGTTCGGCGACACGCTGCGCGTGCCCCTGAAGCCACCCCTGGGTGCGGTCCACGTCGTAGCCATCCGGGTCGAGCGACAGCCCCCGCAGCACCGCCTTCGCGGCCCGCTCGGTCACCGACAACCCCAACGAGAACAACTCCGCGGTCAACTCAGCCACCCACCGGGCGGACGCGTAGATGTCCAACAGCGTGACCGACTTCGAACCGGCGGCCTTCTGCGCCGCACCCAACCGGGACGACACCACCCGCTGCTGCCGACGGAAGTAAGCCGCCAAAACGTCGGCGACACGCCGCTCAACCCCCTCCGGAGCGCGGGACTTCACCACCACGGGTCGGGACGCCACCCGCAGCGCCTCCCGACTGGTGCGGGTCGTCCCGTCCTCCTCGAAAACCGTTGGGGTGTTCGGGGACGACTGCCCACCCTCGACCACATTCAACGGGGTGATCAGCTCGTCGCCGCCGTCGACCTGGGGCAGGTTCAACCGGGCACGGGCCTCGTTGCGGGTCATCCACGGGCCACCCACCGATGTGGTCAGGTGCGCCGCCTGCTCCTCGAAGTTCCCGCGAAGCTTCTCGTGGATGTTGAACTCGACGTACATCTGGTCGGCGTCGGGGAAATCCGAAACCAGCTGCAACGTCAGATCCTGCTGGATCATCTGCATCCACGGGCCCAGGCAATCCTGGTACAGCTGCTTGTGCTGCTCCCGGATGTTGGAGTAGGTCGCGTGCTCGAGGATCCCAACCATCGGCAGCGGTACGTGATACGCCGACGCGACCTCGTCGCGGGTCAGCTTCCGCACCTCGAGGTACTGGGCCTCCACCGGCTTCATCGCCGCGGCCAGCCACTCCATCCCGTCCTCAAGGATCGGGGTGCCACCCGCTTCGGGGCCGTCGCCGGCGTACTGGGCGTGCCAGTGGTCCCGGAACCGGCTCTTCGCCTCATCCGACCACGGTGGGGCCTCCAGCGGGCGACGCAGATAGCCGGCCGCGCGGGCCTGGTTGCGCCACAGCTGCGCCCGCCACGTCTCGGCGCTGTACCCCTCCGCGAGCAGACCCCGAAGCGCCTCCATCGGCGGGGAACCCCACCGGGCGTCATCAGGGTTGTAGCCGCGCAGGAACACCACCTGATCGGCGGGGATCTGCCGCTTCGACCGGTTCCCGCGGATCTCGAACCCGGCCGGGTCGAACGGGTCGCTCCCGATCGGGGTGACCCGACGCGGATCGACCCGCTGCAACGCCAACGGAGCACCCGCCGGTCGGATCTTGACACCCACGAACGTGTCGTAGATCGTCATGTCCAGGACGAGGGTGTTCAGGAACCGGTACTGCGTCATCGTCGGGGTCGGCCGGCCCAGCAACGCGGCCAGCGGATGATCCGTGACCCGTTCCCGATCGGTGTCCGACACCCGCCGGTACGGATGCAGCCCGATCTGGGCGAGGTTGCGGGCCAGGAACGCCGTGACCGTCCGAACCTGCGGCTGGGTCCGCCAAATCGCGGCGTACTCCAACGTGACACTCCCGACAGTCAAACCGGCCGGGGCCGACCACGAAGGCGGCGGTGACCCCACCGTGGCAAGCTGCCCCCCCGACAGCACGAACGGCATCAGCCCGCCACCTGAACAAAATCGACCCGCGAACGCTCAATTAGAACGTCGCCGTCCATCCGGACCGGGCCCGCGCCCGGCTCGTGCAGCTCCGCCTGCTTCAACACCACAAGCCCACCGCGGCGACACCACAGCACCCCCGAAATGGCCCGGTCACCGACAAGGTTCACGATGACCTTCCGGTGTAACGCCACACGGTTCGCCCACACCACCTGCGCCACAAACCACACCGCGACACCCACAGCCACCGCAGACACACCAATGAGGACCAGGAGAGCGGACACGCCGGCCTCCCGCCTCGCACTAAAGGGTCAAACGACGACAAGGCCGCCGGATTCATAAGCCGAACGCCGCGGTGGCTGATGATGCATCGCCCGGGCCATCGCCGTCACCAACGCAGAAACGCCATCAATCTTCTCGGAGGCGTTCGCCTTGTCCGGTTTCACGTTCCCGGCCGCGTCCATCGCCACCGCCAGGTTATCCACCATCCACCGGGCCACCGGGTTCCCGCCGTGCCGCAACATCGGCTGGGCTGTGGTGGACTCCGCCAACAGCCGCTTCACTTCCTTCAGCGGCGCCGACAACGAGCCGTAACCCTGCCGGACCTGCACCATCGGGGCACCCTCAGCCACCAGCCGGTTCACCAGATCCGTCGCGTTCCACGGGTCATAGGCCAGCTCCAAAACCTGGAACTCGCCCAAATCCCGCAGAATCTGCGCCTTCACCGCCTCATAGTCGGTGACGTTCCCATCAGTGGTGTGCAACCAGCCCTGCCGCACCCACACCGACGCCGAACCCGCCGTACGACGATCCAAATCCTGGATACGGGCCTCCGGTACCCAGAACCGCCACAACACATCATGACCCGGGGCACGCGGGAAAACCCAACACAACGACGTCAAATCGCTTGTAGACCCCAAATCCAAACCGCCATAGGCGGTCGCACCCACCAACTGGTCCGGGCGGACCATACCCGCGGAACGGTCCCACTCCGCCAACGTGAAAAACCGGGACGACTGTTTCGTCCGAATCCCCAAATGCAACCTTTGGAACCGAGCCAGGTGCGCTGGCGACTGCTGCGCCTTCGTCGCCTCCGCCTGGAGGAACTCCAACGTCGGGCTGTCCCCCGCCGCGCAGCCAGGGTTGGCCCGCAGCCACGTCTCCTCAACAAAAGGATCGTCAGACTCCTCGACCCCGAACACCACACCGTAGAACGACTCGTCGCGGACCGTGCCGGCCGCGATCTGCTCGCAATACTGGCGCAACAGAGTGTACGGCGTGTGCGGCGTGCCCTCATCCGCCGTGGTGGCGTACATGATGAGCGGCTGCGCCCGTGCACCCGTGCCGGACTCGACTGCATCCATCAGGTCGCGCGTCTTGTGCACGTGGACCTCATCGACGAATGCGGCGTGCGGAGACGCACCGTGCATGGCGTCGCCAGCCGATGACATCACAGCGAAGTACGACCCAGTTCGCTGATGAATGATGCGGTCGCGCAGCGGCTTGACGTGCCCCTTCAGATCCGGAGCCTGTGTGGCGAGCTGTCGAACCGGGTCGAAGCAGAACCGGGCCTGGTCCTTCCGCGAAGCCAACGCGAACACCTGCGCGCCAGGCTCACCATCGGCGCAGGTTAGGTAAATGCACTGCCCGCCGCCGATCGTGGTCTTCGCGTTCTTCCTCGGGATATCGAGGTACTGGGCGCGGATAATGCGCACCACGATCCCGTCGGCGTTCTTCCGCACCCACCCGTAGGTCGGGCCGATCAGGTAGGCGATCTGCCAGGCACGCAGCTCAATCGGGCGACCGCTCCACTTGCCCTGCGTGTGCCGCAACCTGCGGAATACGTCGACAACGCGGTCCACCCGCTCCGGGTCAAAGTAGGCGCCGCCCGCGTCCCGCGGCTCAGGCGTCTTAATCTTCGGCGGGCACTCCGGCAGGCTATAGCCACGACTAGTCAAATACCAGGCGATCTCAGGGCTGAGTTTGAGCCTTTCGACCTCTTCCTTGGGAGGCAACTGCATCGCTAGCCCCCTCCGAAGTAGTCAGCAAACCTTCCTCGTCGCCGTACGTCTCGATGAGGCTCCTAGCCCACGACAGAAGATCAGTCACACGTTGCCCCGATGCGTGCGAGGACGACCAGAGCTCCAGATTCGCGGGCCTGTTGTCGTCACGCACCCCGTTGCGGTGATGCACGGTCTCCTCGCCGCGAAGAGCGCGGCCGAGGACCATCTCCATCACGGCGCGGTGCTCCAGCATTCGCAGGCCCGCCCGGCGAACCGGGTGACCCTCCGCAACACGAATCCACGCGTACCCGCTGCCGGGCTCGACATAGCGCTCCTGCCCGACGCGGATCTCAGCCTTGCCCGGCACCCCGAGCCGACGCCACCGCTGGTAGTGCGGCGGACAGTAACCCTTCGCGCTCGACAGCCGGCCGCAGCCATCGACCCGGCACGGGGGTGACCCGGCGAAGTGGTCACGGACCGGTTGGCGGGCCTGCACCGACCCCGTGCGGCGCTGCCGCTCGTTGTGCGTGTGGCAGATACCCCGCGAAACGGCACGACGACCGCAGCCGCCGATCAGACACGCCGCCCCACCACGCGTGAACGAGCGCACCGGCTTGTCGGCCTGGACGTCGCCGTGAATCCGCAGCCTGCGCTCGTGAGCCATGCACAGCGCCCGCTTGTAAACCGGCCGGTCGCAGCTCTCGACTACACAAAACCCCACAACATGGATAATATCGCACTATGCGAAGGGGTTCTTTGCGCCTGTCTGCTCCGCGTCGGGCAGCGGTGTGCGCGCACGAGCCACGAACGTCAGCCCCAGCTGCTTCGCGAACTCCAGGAACGCCAACGACTGGCCCCGGAACGTCTGGTCGGCCGGGTGCTTCGCCAACCGTCCCTGCTGTCGATCCTCGACCGACACCGAACCCGACGCTGCCAGCTCGTTGCTGGCCTGCACCGCAGCCTGGTGGTGGCGCAGCGCCAACTCCAACGCCAACCCGTCGCATCGAGCGATCAGCCCGGCCTCGTCCAGCGCCGAGACCATCTCGTCCCACGCCCGGTGCAGGTCCGCGGGCAACGTCGCTGGCTTCTCCGGCGGTCGCGGTCGCGCTACGTCAGCAGCTGTCCGTTGCCCAGCGCCACCACCCTCGCCCGGCACGGACTGTAACCGGCGCGGGATTCGTAACTGTCCGCGAGCACCCACCGCCATCACCGTCCGTCACTACGCGCGAAGAAAGATCCGAAATGAACCGCGCGAAAACTTTCAGATCGGAAGAGCGTCGTGTAGGGAAAGAGTG